TGTACCGCCCACAGAAATCCGGGATCGAGATGAGACGAGATACCCTTCTCGAGATACCCTTCTAATGAACCTCTCAGGCTTCCACATCTTTACGGACCGCATGATCCGCCAGATACACCAGCAGATCATGGCGCAAGCCAAGACGCTGCCGACCGCGGACCAACTGCCCGGCCTGACCTGGATGGCGGAGGTGTGGATGATCCAGACGTGCCAGATGCTGCGGGCGCTCCGAAAGGCGACTGCGGCGTATGACCGCGAGGAGCTGGATGACGTGGAGCGCCGGATTGCGACCGAGGTGAGCAAGTTGCAAACGGAACTGGAGGATTGGCGGAGATGACCGACTTCTGCAAGACCCTTCCCACCCTGCAACGGACCTGGAGCGCCAGTTCGCTCCGGTTGTTGATGGAGTGCCCGCGGAAGTATTGGTATCGCAAAATCCGCGGCATCCGGCCAATACAACCGCAGGACGATCTGGATTTCGGGAGCTTTCTGCATGTTGGGATGGAAGCATATGATCGGTTCATTGTGGAGCCGTCCGGAGAAACTACTGATGTTTCGGTCGTCCAGAATGCCGCCGTGATCCACGCATTACGGATCATGCTGCATACGGCAGGAACTTACGCAACGGCTTACACCTGTCGGGAATGTGGTCATACGTTTGAAGATGTGCCTACCGAGCGATTGCCATCTGTGGAGACACCAGATGACTGTCCTAAGTGCCGTATAGATTTAGAGCAAATGACCAAGGTGGATATTTCCCGCTCCTGGACCCCATGGAACCCCGATAACATTAAAAAGAACCGCAGGACGCTGGTACGTGCTCTTGTATGGACCCTGGATGAATTTGCCAACAGCCACATCCAACCGTACAGCAATCCAGACGGCTCCGCCGCAACGGAAGTGGATTTCGCGGTCCCGCTGCCAATTGAGAACCCGGACGGCGAACCTTATCTGCTCACCGGCATCATTGACAGTTTTGCCCAGGTCGGCGGGCCGGATCAGATAATGCCGCGGGAACGCAAGACGACTAACGCTACCTTGGGCAAAGGCTTCTTCGGGCGCTACGAGTTCGATATCCAGGTAGATGTCTATTCCCTCGCCATGCAGATCATGGCCGCGGAGGAAATCACCCCGGGGATTATTTTGGAGGCGGTGCAGACCGGCGTGACGTTCAGCCGTGCGCGGCGCCAGATCATAACACCGTCCAATGACCAGCTTGCGGAGTTCGTAGAGACCCTGCGGTATTGGATCGGGCAGGCGGAGGGATTCGCTCGCGAAGCGGCGTTGCAGGGGCCTGAGCCTTCTGCGGGAGTGGCGCATCCTTGGCCCATGAACCGCGCCAACTGTAACTCCTATCGTAAAGAGGACATCGAGGATAAGATGTATTCCTCCCTCGTCCACGGCGGCTGCCCATACCGCGAGCTCTGCACCAAGGACCGCAGCGTGCGGTCCCGGTACGAAGCCGGCAGTTACGAGGTGGCATGACTTGGGGAAGCAATGCATCGTTTACAAATTGCCCCTAAAACCCTATTTCGCCTCTTGACATCTCCCGGCCACCAGCCTATATACCCCTTATGAGGAAAGGCAAACTCTAATGACTTCCCTAGATGCTCTATCGGTTTCCCCGGTCGTGAAAGCCCTTTGTGTCGGCTACCCTGGTTCCGGCAAGACCGGAAGTCTCGCGGCCCTGGCCAACACCGGCCGCTACAAGCTGCGCATTCTGGATTTCGATGGCAACTTCGACCCGCTGTTGGCATACATTGACCCGGAGTTCCACGGCAACGTGGACATCGTGACGTTGAAGGACCAACTCCACTCCGGCCAGAAGCGCATGGAGACCCGCGGCAAGCCCACGGCTTTCAAAGGCGCCGAGGATTTCCTGAACCGCTGGAAATACAAAGACGACGCCGGCAAGGAGATAGACCTCGGCAAGCCTTCGGAGTGGGGTCCGGATCACGTCTTGGTCCTGGACAGCCTCACCAACCTGGGCCGCGCCGTTATGAACTGGACCTTGTTAATCCAAGATCGGGTCACCAAGGGACCGCGCAAGTCCGATTGGGGCGTGGCGCAGGGGTTCCAGGAGGGCCTCGTGGAGAAGCTGATGAGCCGGGAGCAAATTTCCTGCCACACGATCCTCACCGCACATCTGAAAATGATCGGCCCGCCGGAGTTCGAAACCGACGATGATACCGAGGTGAAAAAGGACAAGGAAAAAGTCCGGCAGCACGTGAGCTATAAGTTGTTCCCATCGGCGCTCGGCCGCGCCTTGCCTCCGGAAATCGCAAAACACTGTCCGTATGTGTTGCGGTACGAGACCATTATCATCGCTGGCCGCGTGAAGCGCGTGATCCGGACTGTGCCCAACCTCGACTTCGACGGCGTTGCGGTGCCCTTGAAATCCATCGCGGATGAGCTAAGTATAGAGGACGGCTTGAAGATCATCTTCGAAGCCGTGGAGAAAGGTAGAGGAACATGAAAGTTAACACAACAACTCCTCTGGTTAAAATCGCAGAGGCGGACCTGCAGGTTCTCGCCCGCTCACCGCGGACCGACTTCACCCTCTGGCACTGCTACGTCGTCCCGCCGGCCGAAGGAAACTGGACCGAGCCGGAGTGTTGGTCCGCGGTCGCAAGCCGCGTAAAGGTCGGGGACCTCATTTTGGTTTCGGCCCGAGACAAACCGTTCTGGACCATGCTGGGCGTGGCGGGATTGGAACGAAAAGGCGATATAATTACCGGTGTACTTCTGCTGGATGTATTAGTGAACATGACCCAGATGTTCGCCGGTTTAAACCACCCCGGAAAGGGGACGGAGATGAAGTTCATGGAGTTTTCTCCAACCCTCAATCCGGATCAGCGCTGAACTTACAGGAAAGGAGAAATCACACATGTCCGAAGATTTCAGCTTTGACGACATCCTCGCCACTTCTTTTGACGAGGTTGAAAAGCCTAAGGCGCCGCCCATCGGCACCTGGGAGCTGGAGGTAATCTCCGGCAAGTTCAAGAAAGGCAAGGGCGAGAATGGCCCGGCCGGCAAAGCGGGTTTCCTCTGCAAGCTCATCAAGGCCCACAGCGACGTGAACGAGGCCGAGCTGGAGAACTTTGGCGACAACGCCATTGAAGTCACCCGCGTCTACCACGACATTACCATCTGGGAGCGCTGTGACGAATGGAACGTCAAGCGTTTCGTTGAAAACATTCTCGGCGTCAGCACCGCGGGCTTGAGCAAGGAAGACGGCGTAGCCGCGGCCAAGGGCCACCGCTTCGTCGCGTTCCTGAAACACCGCCTGAACGAAGACGACCCGGATACTCCGTATGTGGACGTGGAGGATGTCCGGGCGATTGAGTTTTAACGGAACTCAGCCGTCGCAACCTCGGGGGAGGGAAAGTGCGTCACAGCGTCTCTCCTCCACTCTTTTTCAGCGAGGCCCTTGGCCTATTACATCCCCCGTGGCCAGGAGGATGATGCCCAACCGAGAGGCGGCATGACAGGAGCCTCACTAAAGAAGAATGTCCTGCAGGGACAGGAGAGGTCGAAGTCGGGTTCAAGCCGGCTGAGGTCGGGACGAGGTTGATCTCGGAGCACCGGATAGGTGTGCCTCTCCAATTTTTCGTTAAGTGACATTCACTTTTTGTTCCACCCCAAGAGGCCCCATTTGATTTTGGCCCGGAGAAAGAAATGCCGTACATCAAGAAGCGCTACGACCACCAACCCGAAAATCGCAACCGCCGTTTAGAGTTGAACGACGGCAATGCACCGGCTCTGACGACAGGAGAGTTAAACTTTTGCATCCACCGTTTATTTGATGCATACTTTTTCACAAAAACAACAGGTTCCTCGTTCCCGGGCTACGCCGAGCTCAACGATGTGATCGGGGTGCTGGAGTGCGTGAAGCTGGAGCTCTACCGCCGCCTCGGCGGGCCGTATGAAGACCTCAAAATTGACGAGAACGGCGACATCCCGTTCTACCAACGCTGGATCGGGACATTCCTGGGCCTCCGGAAGCCGTGGGACGATGTGGATTGATTGCGATAGTTGCGGGTGTCTGATTGACGCCATGGAGGACCCGGAGGCATACCGGCAGCAGATTGACGAGTGGCGTTGCCCGGATTGCAGACCGGCAGATAAAGCGTCGGATGAGGATTTCTACCGGCAGTTTTACTATCACTTGGACCAGAAGTAGGAGCATAACTGGATGACCGAGGATGATCTTTGGATGCTGCTGATCGCAGGGCTTTTGCTCGGTGGGTTTTGGTTTGGAGCTGTGAGATGACAGACGGGCTGCTTCCACAGTGGCCGCACAGCCGCCCCTGTAAAATTGCCTGGATCGCGGAGGCCCCGGCCGATGAGGAGCTCGCAGGTAACAGCAAGTTCCCCGACGGCGCCCCACTGCTCGGTCCCGCCGGACACAACTTCGACACGGCACTGCGCATGGCGGGGATTGACCGTACCGCCGGGCTCGTCACCAACGTCTTCAATGTCCAGCTTCCGGAGAACGACATCTTTAACTGGTGCCTCACCACTAATGAGATGAAGGCACAGAAGAAAGCCGAGGGGGTCTATGATCTACCCGCGGTCGCTCGCGGCAAGTGGCTGGACATGCGCCATGCGTGGCACCTGGATAGGTTGCAGGAGGAAATTGAGGCGTGTGAGCCCAACCTCATCGTCGCCATGGGCGGAACAGCGCTGTGGGCCTTCACCGGGTACAGCAACATCAAGCAGCGCCGCGGGGCCGTGTGTGAAGCCACCATGACCTGCCCCGGCGTGAAGGTGCTGCCGACACCGCATCCAGCGGCCATGCTTTATGACTACAGCGTGTTGCATGTGTTGGTGAAGGATTTTCTCAAGGCCAAGCGCGAGGCGGAGTTCCCGGAGATCAAGCTGACCAAGCGGCAGATTTTCGTGGCGGAGAGCCAGGAGGACATCTGGAAGTTTGCTCAAGAGCATCTGTTCGAGGCTGCGTGGATCAGCATAGACATCGAGACGTTCCCCACGATGAAACAGATCACCTGCATCTCGTTCTCCCCGGACGAGAAGGTTGCGCTAGTGGTGCCGTTCGTGGACCTGCGGAAGCCGAGCCGCAGCTATTGGGGCACAGTTGCAGAAGAGGTGGCGGCATGGCAGGCAGTGCAGGCTATCTGTGAGAGTACCGTCCCGAAATTGGGCCAGAACTTCGACTACGACTTCAAGTGGTTATATGACATGGGTATCCCGGTCAGGAACGCACGGGACGACACGCGGTTGATGCACCACGCGCTCTACCCAGAGTTGCCGAAGTCACTGGATTTCCTCGGCTCCATTTACGCCAATGATGCTGCTTGGAAGACGTACCGTGTGCGGCAAGGAGACAAGCGTGATGGCTAAGAGCAAACAAGCCGCGTGGCAGTTCAAGGGCGACGGCAAGATGTTGTCGCACAAGGGCCGGCGGAACTGGACGCCGGAGCAGTTACAGGGCCACGAGGCCCACCAGAAGGACCGCAAACGGAGGAAAGAGAAATAATGATGTCGAAGATGCAACTTGTCCTGGTTCCGCAAGACCTACCTGAGTGGGAAACTGCTGATCTTCTGAAAAAGTGCACCTGCTCTGATGCTTGAGTTCTCCAACCGTCCGGCGCACATAAAATCCCTCGATGACCAGGAGCGCTATTGGACCTACAACGGCCTCGACACCTGTATCACCGCGGAGGTCGGCGCGGCCCTGCTACCACTCCTGGACCTCAACCAGCAAGCGACCTACGACTTCGAGCGAGCCTGTCGCGCACCGGCCCTGCAAATGCAAATCCTCGGTTTCCGGGTGGATGAGCCAGAGCGCCGCAAGCTGCACCGGGAGCGCAAGGCCGACGGCAAGCGGTGGCAGAAGGAATGCGACAAGATTGTGGCGGCGGAGCGCAAGGAGACCCGGGTGGAGTGCTTGATGAAGCAGCCCGTCATGGTCCTTGCGTTGTCTGAGGCCGAGGGCCGCGATGCCAAGACCAAGGCCCGGCGGGCGCTCAAGGCTCTGGAAAAAGAAATCGAGCGCTGCTTAGGCTTCATTTATCTCAAGGGCCTGCCGCCCTCAACGCAGCAGCTCCAGGACTTCATCTATGGGGACCTGGGCGTGCCGGAGCACACCAACCACAAAGGCATCGTCTCCATGGACAAAGAGGTGGTCAAGCGGGTGCGGAAGAAGTACCCGAAGACCAGACCGCTGCTCGACCTCGTGATGAAGCTCCGGGACTGGCAGAAACAAATCGAGGTGTTGGATGAACGTAACCTTTCAAGTGACGGACGCTTCCGGGCGTCCTTTGCCGTTGGTCAAACGGAAACTGGTCGTTGGTGCCAAACGGGAGATGCTGAGGTATTAACACCAATCGGATGGGTGGAACTTGAAAACTGGAATGGTAAAACTGCTATAATTCAAAGCACGAAAAACGGAGAACTGTCCTGGTGCGAGCAACCAAAAAAACATGAGTTTAATTACCACGGCCAAATGGTGCGAATAAATGCTAAGGCGGTAAAAGGGGATTTCACTCCCGAGCATAAAATGCTGCACACGTTATGTTCTGGTGAGCTTTATGTTTCCCGTGTAGGAGAGCGCAGACAACTGTCAGGCGTAGTCGTTGCAGGAAATATGCAAGGCAAACCTGAGATGCCAGCCCACGAAGCCGCATTGCGTGTAATGATCCAGGCAGATGGACACTTCGTAAAACCAAGAAAGCCGAAGTCTCAGGGTGGGGCCTTGCAGTTCCGGTTTAGAAAGTTCCGAAAAATAGAAAGATGCCGTCTTTTGTTGAACGAAAATAACATTTGTTATAAGGAGTTTGATCAACCGTGCGGTTACACATTTTACGTCAACCAGGACGATGTTCCGACTTGGTTGAAAAATAAGAAACGCTTCGATGCTGATTTGCTGTTGGCCGATCAACATTTGTTAGTAGAAGAACTCCAGTTTTGGGACGGCTGTAGAGCAGAGAACACGTTCTATACCACCTCAAAAGAGGACGCTGAATGGGCAAAGACCTTTGGGCATCTGGCCGGCTTTTATACTTCGCTTAAAGAAAAGAAACATTCTGTTGCGAACTGGTCTAAATGTTGGCGTGTGCGGTTCAATAGACATAACAAGAAAAGAGTGTATGTCCGAGATTATTCCACGAGAACTTTTAGCGGAAAAGTATATTGTCCGGAGACCGTAACGGGATTTTTCTTGATACGATACAAGGGAGAAATATTTATCACGGGAAATTCCTCCACGGCTGATGTGTATAAACAAGGTGACAACCTGCAAAATAAAGACCGTCGCATCCGGCGCATCTTTTTGGCAGATGTCGGCAAACGCTTCATCAACGTAGACCTCAGCCAAGCCGAGAGCCGTTGCATAGCTTATCTCGCCGGAGATCAGGCTTACATTGACGCCCACGACACCGGCAATGTCCATGTAGTTGCGGGCCGCATTTTCTGGCCGGACCCGCCGTGGACCGGGGACGACACCGCGGACAAAAAAATGATGAAGACCACGCCGGCGCCGTGGATCGCGCAGGCGCCGGTCGCTCGCGGCGAGGAGCCCAGCTTCAACTACTACGACATGGCGAAGCGCGCCCAGCACGGCCTCAACTACGGCCTGTCCGAGTACGGCCTCGCGATCTGGCTGGGCTGCACACGGGTCGAGGCCCTGCGGTTGCTGCAGGCGTATTTCGGCAAGTACCCCATGCTGCCGGAGTACCACAGGTACATAAAACACGTTGTCGAGACTGTGGGGGTGATCGTCTCGCCGCTCGGCCGCACCCGGCAGTTCTTCAAGCGCCCGTGGGACAAGGCCACGGTTCGTGAGGCGCTGGCCGACGTGCCGCAGGGTATGACCGTGGACATACTAGATATAGCGCTCTTGAAGATATGGCACCACATGGTCCCCGCGAAAGTGACCTTGCACCAGCAGGGCCACGACGCCATATTAATGCAGACGGGGGATGATGAGGCTTTGCTGCCAGCGATCCGCGACGAGATCATGGAACACATGGTCGTGCCGGTCCCGGTAACGGGGCTGGACGGCAAGACGCGAACCATGGTGATCCCGGCCGAGATGGAGCAGGGGAGTAACTGGAGGGACCTAACGTGACCATACATAAGTTCCAAGGAGGACACCGTTTTCTGAGCAATTTCTGGTTCGCCCGGGCGGCATACCTAGCAACAATTTTCTGGACGGCACGTGACAGACTTCATAGAAAAATTCGTAAGCCTCACGGACACCGGCCTCAGTCCTGAGAGCTATCGTAGGTGGACAGCGTTGGTACTGGTGGCCGCGATCCTGGACCGCCGTGTTTACACATCTATACGTCCTGGTCTTATACTGTTCCCG